CTAATCAAAGTCTTTCCTAAAAAACTTTCCTAATATATTATCATTAATATGAGTGCTGTCTTTATCTTCTAATATACCATGTTTAAATAAATATTTAGTTTCATAGTATGTTAGTAATTTTTTGGATGGGACAAATTGTAATATACGTTTTTCCCAATTTTCACCAGCATTATCTTCTTTGGATAATGTAAGAATTTCTTTTTGGGATCCAAAATAATCTTTCCAATCAGATTCAGTTATTACTTTTTGTTTGATAGGAACACGACCTCTAATACCTTTTTCAGCTCTTTCTTCTCGTAGAGCATTTAAAGCTTTTTTACCTAATCGTTTATTTCTTTCAAAATAAAGTACTTTTTTACCAATATATTTTGTACTTGTTGGTTTATAAAGCACTTCATATATAAATCCGTAAGTATTTATTGGCATATCACTTATTGATGTTATAACCCTTCCCTGGTATGTCCAGGTAGCGGTAGTTGGCATATGTTTCATGTTTTTATGTATCAAAATTTATAACGAAAGTAGTATCTGTTTGTAATGATATGGGTATAGGTTGTGAAAGTTTACCTACTACTACTAATTGATTTGCTTCATTATATAACCCTATTTGAGTTACATATGGGCTAAAATAGGATCCAGTACAAAAATCATAATATACTTCATTTGGGTTTTGATCAAATGTAGTAACCATTAAACTACCCAATGCAAATGTAATAGTTACTGTACCATTACCTCCTATTAGAGTACCTGGGAATGTTACTACGTCTCCATAACTATATCCTCTACCTGTTGAAGTAGCTGTTATTGAAGATACCACATTATTTGCTATTACTATTGTTAATATTAATCCTGTTCCTTGACCTGTTACTGTTGTTATTATTGATGCTCCTGCTCCATTACCAATGAGAGTATAAGTACCATTTCCAGGTGATACACCTGTTATATCTATAGATGGTAATAAAGCATCAACTGCTGCTGATACTTCACCTGCTGGTCTTAAAGATGATGGATTTGTAGTATATGAAAATTCATTATCTCTTATTACACATTTATATTGGTTTTCTCTTATTGTAATTGAAGATGAAAATTGTATTGATGATGAATTCATTTGAGAAGTCATGTTACCATCATAACCTACTTGTGAACCTAATAATCTTAATTGACCTGGGTCATCTGGTCCTCCTGTTAGTACTGCTATTCCCTGTGAATAAAATATTTGTCCTACACTATGTGTTACACTAAATCCACCTGCTCCATCTGTTTGTTGTGCTAATAAATTACCTTCACCATCATCTTTAACTAAACTATGAGTAAAATCTGATGATGTATATTCAAATTGAAACTGTTCACATGGTATTTTTTCACCAAATAATTTTGATGGTATTGAAATAACTGATGGTCCTTTTACACCTGTTGATGCAGAAAATTGAGAAAAGAATCTTGATTGTGTTACTGATGATTGTAAAAAATTATCAAATCTAGGACCTGTTGTTATACCTACATCTCTATTAAAATCTGGTTTTGCTCCAGGTATTAAACTCATAGAGGGTAAATTATCACCTGTTGATGATGTTAAAAAGTTTGAATAATATAATTGTTTAGTACTATTAAATACTAGTACTTCATCTAATACTGTAGTAAATCCTGCTGGGTTTGAACCTGATGTGTAGGGACCTTGTAAACCTTGATAATACTCAATACCGACATCTGATGCTGATACTTGACTGCTACTGTAAGCAAATCGTTTATTAGCTGCAAATGGTGTTATTACAACCTCATTCGTATTAAATTGTTTGAATATAGCCATTCATCTTAAAAATCAAGTTTAACTCTTACAAGTAATTCTTTAGTAAAGTCTTTTTCTAATGGTCTTGATAATTTTGCTACAGCTAATAATTCTTGTGAGTCATTATACATTCCTACTGTTGTAATATAAGTTGTAGGATTATCTATAAATGAATCAAATAATATTGCTCCTGTTGAGCTTGAAATAAATGATGGATTGGAAGAGTAATTATATTCTTGTGATTTTGCTCTACAAAATATAAAATCAGATGATAAATCTTCTTTTGAATTTAATGTAAATCCTTTAGTAGCTGACCCAAATTTACCTGCTACACCTAATGCATTTACTATTTTTGCTGAATTATCATCCCAAGTACCATTTGATCTAGCTGTATTTAAAGCTATACCTCCATTAGATGCTGCTAAATCGAAAGCTGCTGCATTTAATATTAATAAGTTTACATCTGGTAATACCCAACCATATGAACCGGCAGTTAATGTCCATCCATTTGAGTCTGTTTGGGTAGATGCTGTTCTAACTGCTCCTGCTGATCCCGAAATTATGTTATAATATCTTCCTGCATCTGAAAATTGTGCAACTGTATTTACTTTACTATCATCAGTTAATGATAATTCATTAGCTGATCCTGATATATTCATTGTCCAGGTTCCTGGTAGTATAGCTTGTTTATATCTTGCTCTTTCAATTGGTAAACAATAAAAATCAGATGCTGAGTAATTACCAAATATAAATGTAGCATTTTCATCTCCTAATACTAAATTTCTATATGAACCATAATTAATTCTTGTAGGTGTAGTTCCTGCTACTAATGCATTTAATGGTGCACTACCACTACCTTTTGAATTAGCATAAGCAACATCAAATTGAATTGCTGCTGTTACTCCTGTTGAAGCTGTTTGGTATACTGATGTATAATATTCTTTTACTGCACTAGTTACTTGAGCAGAACTAGTTTGAAATACTTGTAATGTAGGGGTATTATCACTCCACATTGCTGCTGTTACAGAATCAGTACTTAATACTTTATCTGATGCATCTAATGTTATATAAGCACCTCTAGTTCCACCTTGTGTAGCTGCTGCTCTTGAAGTTTGTGCTGTTTTTTGATCTGCCATAGTTTATTTTTTTAAGATGTCGCCGTTGTTGTTTTTGTTACTCGTATTGGGACAGATGCTCTTGCTCCTGAATCTAACCCTACTACTACTAATGTAGCATATAAAATGTTATTAGCTCCAAATAATGTATTTACTCCAGTTGCTACAATAGTACAAGTAGTACCTATTACTGTTTGGGAAGTTGATGTACCATTAGTTATTGTCATATTAGCATTTTGTCTTGCTAAAGATTGTGCTGCGGGTGTTGAAACCCCACTACCAAAGAATTGAGAAGTAACTCTAACATCTGAAATTGTAAATGAATATCCTGATGGTTCAAAGTTAGTACCATTTAGATAATTTAATGTTTCTGGAGTTATTGTTTCTGATGATAATTGTGGTATTTTAAGTGACGGTCCAATTCCAGATCCAGCTAAAATAGGCATCTTAGCAGTTTGTCTTGGTAAAGTAACTAATTTATACTTCATCATTTGAGATTCATCTGGGAATGCTTCTAGTAAAGGCATATTTTCAATTGCCTCACCATAAAAAGCTGATCCTGAAGGATGATTTGGGTTATATAATGTGTAATCTACTTCATCATCAGATAAAGCAAATTGTGTTATGTCAAAAGATCCATCACCTTTTGCAAGTAATTCTCTTCCTTTCTTAGTTAATATAGCATCAACTGTTATAAGTTGGTTATTTAAATATCCCATTACTGTATTGTTTTATTTATAAATATATAATTTTTTTATTTTTACTCCAAGCTATAATAAACATTCCTAACTACTTTGTGTTGTTGCATTAGGCGTTGCACCTGGGAATGCGTTTTTAGCTCTTAATTGGTTAATTATATTAACCGCATTTTCTTTTTGTTGTAATGATAAATCATTAGGTATAATATACCCACCACCTGATTGTGTTCTAGTACCTTTTGATCCAGATGGTGCTTGTACACTTCTAATCATTACTCTATCATCTTGTTCTATTTCTCTTCTTAATGTAAATTTAGTAATTGCTCCACTATCTAATCCATTTAATGCTACTAATGGGTCTGGAGTTACTTTTAAGAATGTAGGAGTTATTGTTTGAATTGCTCCTTGTGTTTGTTGTCTATATTGTCCACTAACACTACTCCAACAATCATCACCTACTTTTAATGTAAATCCTGTAGCACCAAACCCAGTACCAGAATCAAGATTTGCTGATGTTAATGTTATAGATACACTACCAA